GTTCTTCTCAGGAACTTGAAAGATAAGTTTTCTAATACAAACTTTATTGGTATTCGTGTTCTTGAGAGCCGTAATGCGAGTCGGTTCATTGGTCTTTATCATTCACAGATTGATAAACAGTATGAAAAAATTCAAAATGACTGGAAGAAAGTCAAAAGTTTTACTATCACCAACTCTGGATATGATGCTTACTTTGGAATGTCTGCAACTGCACTTTCTCAGGACACTGAGTTTGAGGTTGCTGAATGTGCCACTAAGTCTCAAATCAAATCTGCTTTTGTTAAATCGCTTAAGACTAAAAAACTAAATAAAAAGGTATTAGGAGAATTTATCTCTTTGGTAGCATGAAGACATTCCAAGAATTTGTCATCGAAGCAGGTGATTGGTGGCATCCAGATCCCAAAAAAGATGCTGCCATCAGTGGTGCTGCAAATAAAATGAGAGCTCGTGAAAATAGAGGGCAAGATACCTCAGTGCAAACAAAACCTGATTACAGCAATAGACTTAAACCAGGTGAAACTTATATGCAATATGCTAAGCGTAAGGGTGGATCTTCAGTAGCAAAATCTGCAGCGAAACCATCATTACAAGACAGGATAAAAAGTAAACTGGGTAGAGCAATCGATAAGGTTGGAGGCATCAAATAATAGATTGATTATGAAAACTAAATTTCCATTTGAACATGTAGTAAAATACGATACTAAAGAAGTGTGGATTAAATGCAATAGCAGCACAACTGCTATGGGTATTTCTGCACTTGTAAACAAATATTATCCAGGTTACAATGGTCATATTGCGAGTGAAGAGCATCTTGAGAAACTCAGGAACCAGTTGGCAAACTGACCACAGGGGTCCCAAACGGACCCCTTTTTGGTCTATAATAACGGAGTTGAAACAAAGCAAACGAATGGCACTCTCCTCCGACTACATCCGCACCTCACTCCAGAATCTGTATGGTAACAGTATCACTGGTGCTGATATCCGTGCCTGGTGTACTCTGAACGATGCTAACTATCAAACTGTTACTAAGAAACTTGAACAATTTAAAGTTGGTCGTGGTAAATGGAATCTTGAAGTGACTCAACAAAAAGTAGAAGAAATCGAACGTACTTTCCAAGCACCCTCTGTAGTTCCTCCTATCGAACAAAATCTCATTCCTGATAAAGATGATACCTTCGTCAAGTTTGGTAACTTTGGTGATGTTAAAAAGATTATTCAATCCCGTCTTTTTTATCCTACGTTTATTACGGGTCTTTCGGGTAACGGTAAAACGTTCTCTGTTGAGCAAGCTTGTGCCCAACTGAAGCGCGAACTCATTCGTGTCAACATTACCATTGAAACCGATGAGGATGACCTGATTGGCGGTTTCCGTCTTGTTGATGGGAATACTGCATGGCACAACGGTCCCGTCATTGAGGCACTTGAGCGTGGTGCTATTCTTCTTCTGGATGAAATTGACCTTGCCTCTAACAAAATCCTCTGCCTTCAATCCATTCTAGAAGGTAAGGGTGTGTTCCTTAAAAAGATTGGTCGCTGGGTCAAACCTGCTGCTGGGTTCAATGTGATTGCTACCGCAAACACTAAGGGTAAGGGTTCTGATGATGGTCGCTTTATCGGCACCAATGTTCTTAACGAAGCATTCCTTGAACGCTTCCCTGTGACCTTTGAGCAGTCCTATCCTGCTCCTGCTACCGAGCAGAAGATCCTTGAAGGTGTTGCTCTGGATCTTGGTGTGGAAGACCGTGACTTCTGTAAGCGTCTGACTGACTGGGCAGACATCATCCGTAAGACCTTCTACGATGGTGGTATTGAGGAAATCATCAGCACCCGCCGCCTGGTTCATATCATCCGTGCCTACAGCATCTTCCAAGATAAGGCAAAGGCAATCCAAGTGTGTGTGAATCGTTTTGATGACGAAACTAAGCAAGCATTCCTGGAACTGTATGATAAAGTAGATGCTGACTTCCAGATGCCTTCTGAAGAGTCCATTGACACATATCAGTCTGTTTGATAGAATATTAGGAGGTCAATGTGCCTCCTCTTTTTAACCTTTACTATGAAACAAAATGTCTGAAAACTTTGAGAGCACTTATAAAAGTACAATTCCCAATCAAGATTTCTGGGAGGAAGATGGTATTAGTTTAACTGGAAATCCCTGCCCCTCACCAGATACCATCATCTTTGGATCACGACTTCCTGGTGGTCTTGGTGAAGATCATCTATCATTGAATATGCCTTCCACTTTTAATTTGAAAATGCCCGAAGATACAAACAAAAACGGTTTCTGGAAGTACGAAGAAGATAAGACTTTGAAAGCAGTAGAAGAATATCTTTCCAGCACTTATCATTCTCATTACACATCTGAACAATCCAAAACTCAAACCCTTGACTTGATTGAAAGCATAGGTGATGCGGAAGCATTTACCCGTTCAAATGCTATTAAGTATCTTTCGCGGTTTGGTAAGAAGAATGGTAAGTCTAAGATGGACATTCTGAAAGCAATTCATTATTGTATTCTTCTGTATCATTTTGCCGGTCTTCATAAGAACAACTCCAACAACTATCCTTATTGATTATGAAACTTTCTGATAAAACCCTTTCTGTCCTAAAAAACTTTTCCTCTATTAACCAATCGATCCTTTTTAAGGAAGGCAATAAACTTCGCACAATTAGTGTGATGAAAAATATTCTTGCTGAAGCAACAATTACTGAAGAACTTCCTAAAGACTTTGGTATTTATGATTTGAATCAGTTTTTGAATGGTCTTGGTCTTCACAAAGCACCCGAACTTGATTTTGCTAATGATGGGTATGTAGTTATTCGTGAAGGTAAAATGCGTTCCAAATATTTCTTTGCGGATCCTAGTGTAATCATCACCCCTCCTGAAAAGGACATTGTTCTCCCCAGCGAAGATGTGTGTTTTGAATTGAGTACTGAGCAACTGGACAAACTCCTGAAGGCAGCAGCGGTGTATCAACTTCCTGATATCTCTGCCGTTGGTGAAGGTGGTGTTGTGAAACTGGTTGTTCGTGATAAGAAAAACGATACTTCTAATGACTTTGCAATTGTTGTTGGTGAAACAGACTCAGAATTCGTTTTCAACTTTAAGGTTGAGAATATTAAAGTTCTTCCTGGAACTTATGAGGTAGTTGTATCACAAAAACTTTTGTCACGATTTGCAAGTAAAAATCATGACCTTTGCTACTATATTGCTTTGGAACCTGATTCTACCTTCGGATGAAAAATTGGGACGAACTATTTGGCAACCTACCTGATACTGAAAAGGATAAAGTTGCCCTTCTTCGAGTAATGGAATGCGCGAATGGATGCATTCAATATGCATTCAGAGATGATAAACCATCCCAACTTTCTCTTGAAGACACAAGAAAGGCTATGAAGTTTAGCATGTCTTGCATGAAAACAATGACTATTCCTCTTAAGGAAGAAACTATTACTTTCGCACCTGAGACTGAAAAACTTTGTAGGGAAGTTAGAGAACTCTACATTAGTGGATTCAAAAATGGAAATAAAGAAGATTATCAAGAATTTATAAATGCTTCTGGTGCTACTATAAATGCTGTTGGTAAAGACAGACTTCTTCAGGCAAAAAAAATACTGGCACAGAATACCACTGATATTCCACCTCAGACACTAGACTGGGGTATACACTATTTGATGCAGTTTCTGGAGAACTGAACTTGAATATTTTCGTCACATCGCCATGGCCTGCTGAAAGTGCAATTGTACTTCCGGACAAACACGTTGTTAAAATGCCCCTAGAGTGCTGCCAGATGCTTTCTATCGTTGCTTCTGAGAAGTGGGGGTATGGGTACGGCACTCTTCCTAAGGCAGATGGAACCCCCTACAAGACCGAGAAAGGAGCATTCCGCAACCATCCCTGTACCAAGTGGGCATTGGAGAGTATCCATAATGCCTACTGGTTAATCAAGTGGGGATTGAACTTGTCTGATGAATACTGCCTGCGGTATAATAAAACACACTCCTGCTATAAGACTCTTGTGGATGCATACTATTTGTTTCCCAAAGGTAAGATTACAGAAGTAACACCTTTTGCCCGTGCTATGCCAGATGAATATAAATTTGACACAAGCATTGACACTTTTACTGCTTACAAGATGTATATCGCATCCAAACCTTGGGTTGCATCTAATTATCTTCGTATGCCAGAACGAAAA